TAATCCTTTACATTACAACCGTAAGGGTATAGAATGTATTACCGCTATCGAAGCGTCTATGAGTGAAGAGGAGTTTAAAGGATATCTAAAAGGTAATGCTATGAAGTATCTATGGCGATATAGATACAAAAATAATGCAACTCAAGACTTGGAGAAGTGCATGTGGTATACTGCTAAGTTAAAGGAGACTACGAATGACGTGGAGAAGTAATCAAAACCCTATGCTCAGAAGTAAGTTCAGCGAGGATATATTCAAACTAAAGTACGCACATGATGGGTGCGAAACATGGGCATCTCTTTGTGAAACTCTCGTAGAAGATGTTATGGGTAACGAAACAAGTAAAGAGGATAAATCTCAACTTGTAGAGTATATGCAAGATTTAAAATTCATACCCGGAGGACGATATCTCTACTACGCAGGTAGGCCGCAGAAATTCTTTAACAATTGCTTCCTACTTAAAGCTGAAGAGGATACACGCGAAGATTGGGCTGAATTATCTAAGAAGTCTGAGCTATGCCTATCCTCTGGTGGTGGTATCGGAGTAGACTACTCTATCTACCGACCTAATGGAAGTATACTACACGGCACAGGTGGAGTAGCATCTGGCCCGTTACCTAAAATGCAGATGACAAATGAATTAGGTAGGGGTGTAATGCAGGGTGGGAGTAGACGTAGTGCTATCTACGCATCTCTTAACTGGCAGCACGATGATATACCACAATTCCTTGAGATGAAAAACTGGTATAACATGCCTGTAGCTGGTACAGATAAAACATTAGGTGACATAAAAGAGTTAGACTTTAACTTCCCCGCACCTATGGATTTTACTAATATATCAGTAAACTATGACACAAAGTGGATAGAAGAGTATTGGAACACAGGTGATGTCAGTGAAACCTTTAGGAAGAATGTCAGACAAGCCCTATCAACAGGGGAACCAGGGTTCAGCTTCAACTTCTGGGATAAAGAAGAGGAAACTCTACGTAATGCATGTACAGAAGTCTCGTCATCCGACGACAGTGACGTATGCAACCTTGGGTCAATCAACTTGGGAAGGATTGATTCAATCGCAGAATTTAAAGATATTGTTAAACTCGCAACAATGTTTCTCTTACGAGGCACTACAGTCGCAAAGCTCCCTTACGGAAAAGTATACGATGTTAGGGGAAAGAATAGACGTTTGGGCTTAGGCCTAATGGGATTACATGAGTGGCTTATAAAGAAAGGAGCTAAATATGAAGTTACGCCCGAATTACACAGATGGTTGTCTATCTACAAGTCTGTATCAGACGATACATCAGCACGTTACGCAGATACACTCAATATTAGCCGACCTGTCGCCAACAGAGCCATCGCACCAACAGGAAGCATTGGCATCCTCGCAGGAACAACTACGGGAATTGAGCCTCTCTTTGCAACAGCTTATAAAAGGAGATTCCTCAGAAACAAAAGATGGCACTACCAATACGTAGTAGATAGTGTTACTCAAGAAATGGTAGACGAGTACGGTACTGACCCCGACTCGTTAGATACAGCTTTAGACTTAGCTACACAATATAAACGTAGGATTAAGTTCCAAGCTGATATACAAGATTATGTTGATATGTCTATATCGTCAACAATTAATCTACCTAAATGGGGGTCAGAGAATAACAATGAAGATAATGTAGAAGAGTTTACCGATGTACTAGCATCCTATGCTCATAGACTTAGAGGCTTCACTTGTTATCCTTCTGAGAGCCGTGGTGGTCAGCCTTTAGTGGCTGTATCGTATAAAGAAGCTTTAGATAAACTGGGAGAAGAATATGAAGAAGCAATCGAAACTTCTGATATCTGCGACATTACCGGAAGAGGGGGAAGCTGTGGTACATGATTATGCAACTATAGCATCCCTGTCTCTACAGATAGATACGAAAGGTAATCTTATCATAGAGCAAAAGGATGTAGGTATTGATGTATTGAAAGATACATTAGAAGGTGCATTCCCGGAATGGGCAGGACTACAAGATACTATAAATGCTGCCCGGTGGGTAAGTGGTAGCTTAGATGATATGAGTAAAGAAATCTTAGAGGAGTTTGGTGAAAATGAGAGTGTTTGTGTACAAGAACGGAATGTGTGACCCATCCGCGAAATTAGGTGCAGTTAAGAAGTTTAACAAAGCTTCTGATGTGGATGGATTTTTAGCTACATTATGTGCTTCTATGTCACCTTTAGCGCATAGACAGTTTAGAGTGTTTGTAGCTAACGATGAAGTGGAGCAGCATGAGGTAGATCACCATGCTCTTATGGGCGATAACTACGGATTAGACTTACGCCCTAACTCCATCAAAGAGGTGGACACTTTAGAGATAGCTGCTGAATGCAATAAGAAGATGTCTAGACTCCTTGAAATCAGAAACTCTAGGGTTAAACTTGAAAGGGCGACATGATTGAGCAATATATAAGAAAGTATTTCTGGCGATCCAGACCTATGATCGGCTTCTCAATACGATTAGGACGATTCAATAGCTGGTTGTGGCAAAATATGTGGGGAAAGAAGGATTTTGACCCCTAAAAATAAGAAACCTCTCTATGAGCCGTTTTAAAGCCCGTAGAGAGGTTTCTTTATTTTACCCTACCTAGGGTAGCCGAGGGTAGCGAGATGGCTACTCACAGGGCATCCTAGAGGGTCGTTTTTCTTAGTTAGGCCTCGAAAAGCTCCCTTTCGGCCTTTCTGCGTCTAACTAGCCCTTTTAGTATCCTTCCACCAGCCCTTCTCCATTTTGGGAACTCGGCACTGGCTCCGAGATAATCTTCTCTATTTAATTTAGCTCTTAATGTAGACGATTTGAGGCGACCACTACCGATATTATATGTCAGTGACCCTACAGCACTAAACTGATTCTCAGTCAATGGCACACGAATTAATCTAGTAACAGCCGCCTCAACATGGTTTAGCTCACGAACCAACAGAAACTCAGCTTCAGCTTCTGTAATAGATTCGTGATCCATCGTCAGTCGATCCCCTTCCTTATCCCATATCGACCCATAACCAATTGTAGGTATTCCGATAGGATCAGCATACACAGTTGAAGAGTACCCTTCAAAGTGTTTTATTATATCCCGACCTTCTTGGTTCACCTTCATACTCTACCTTCTCTTCTCCTTATCTCACGCCCACCAAACCAGAAACTTAAAATAGCAGCGAATAGACTAGTGATCTCAGCATCCCATACTATACTTAAAGCATCCGTAGCTGCCATACCTTTACTTATTAGCGCGTAGTAAGCACTGATCTCGACAGTTATAAATAGCAGCATGAATAGGTACGTTATCGTAGGTCTAACTGTAGCTGAATAAGTTGCAGCCCATTTAGCAGAAGCTTTAACCATAGCGGTATCATGTCTGTGGACTGCTTTAAATTCTTCAGTATCAGCTTCTACGTGTGTCTTACGTAGTGCTAACTCCCCCAGCTGTATCTGCTGCTCAAGCTGCTTATCCATAAGCATAAGCTCATGCTTTTTATCCTGCTTATCTTGAAAGTAGTCTAGTACCTTCGGCATAAAGGATGTACCAAAGCCTAGCAGGGACGAGAATAGTGTTAGCATTATTTACTCCTTTACAGCGGGGTGTGAGCCATTATGCATATGAGCAAGAGCATCTAAATTTTTATGTACTACTCTCATCTCAGTTCTTAGCTCAGATATCTCCCGGTGCTGTGCTTCTAGTTTAGCGGGGGATAGGATTGTACCAAATATCTTATTCTGGTGCTTAATAACCGCCCTGTCTGCATCCGCTTGATCTATACGTGTATTAACCTCATTTAAGATTTTATCCATCTGAGCTATATCCTGCATAACTCTGGATAGCTGTGACTTTACTACAGCAAAGGCACCGGCTAATGAAGCAAGCAACGTACCGAATTGTACTAATTCTCTTACACCAAATTCCATTACTGTTCGCTATCCCTATAGAATAAAGCCATATCTAATTTAGCTACGGATGTTCTTAAATCAACAATTTCTATTAATGCCCACCCCACAAGGGATATGTTAATACTTACAAGCAGGGCGATAAGATGCTTTGTTTCCATTAACCAGACGCCCCTCTATTCGCTGCCCAGACTAGGAACCAGATCATCCCCCCTACTGCTGCCAACACCACAAATATTTGTCCTGCCCACGATGCTACATTCTTGTAGAACTCTTTGTCCTCTTCAGCCCTACGTTTGGCTGCTTCTTTACGTTTCTTATCTCTTTCCTTACGTTCTTTAACACGCTTATCTCGTTCTTCAACAATAGCGTCCCAAGTACCCCTGCCCCATTTACGATCAATCTCTCTTGAGAGTATCTCTAGGTCACGGTCTATCTGTCTCTTTTCTAGTACGTCATTAGCGACAGCGGAGATAGCAGTATCGTCATCGTAGGCTTCATCCCCAGACCGCATACGTAGAACTTGTTGCATACGTGTCTTAGGTTTAGACCTTGGTTTAGACTTGTTAGCGTGTTGTTCTTTAGCATGGAAGAGATCATCTATACCATGAGCAATATCACTTATGCCCTTTGCGCTCTTTACCAGAGTACGAGTGGCTGTTATTGCTGCTGCTACGGTTAGTGGGTCCATATTTTACCATCTTTTTATATTCAGTTAATTGTGCTTTGTAACGCCACCAAGCCGCTGATGCAGCTTGTGCTTTTTGCCAAAGTGGATACCAAACATTTCCAACTCTTATCACCTCGCCTTTGCTTGAGCTACACCGGTGCCGCCGAATGGTTGACTTGCGAAACAGATATACTCATACGTCCCACCACTGGCATTTACTGTGGCTTCATTTTGAACAGGTCTGAATCCGTTCGCTAAGAAATCTATATCGCCACCGCTTGCGTCTTCATCCGTATCTAAATTCCAAGCTAAGTTTTCATCTGATGGGTTACGAGGTGATCTAAGATTATCTCTCAACACCCAAGTAGTAGAGGCGTCATTCCTTCTAATTATTATAAGCGCAGGAGAAAATCCCGTTTGGATTACTGGGCCAGTGGTGTTTCCTGTTCCGGTATATACACCAATATCAATAAAACCTGCGACTTCATTAAACATCCATAGAACTAGATCTTTACCAGCACCATCACTTATAAGTTGACTACCGCAAGAAAGAGTTGCTCCAGTTGGATAAGTGCCTCCACCAAACAGATAGCCAAACTGATTTGACTCGGCGACTCCTGTAGCTGGGGTTATTGTGTGCGTATTACGGTTAGATCGGCCAGAGTGCATATAAATAGGACTGTGAGCTTGTTCCCAATTTTCATAGACAAACCAGCCAATTCCACTTGCACCCATGCCATGCGTAAGAACTTTAGCAACAGAATCACTTGCGCCAGATACCCCTTCGTATAAACAAAGACCAGCACCACCATGAGATGCTACACTGGTGGTTGATGCAATTTGCACAGCCCCCGCTACAGAGTTGCTAACTCTGCTAGAAATTTGTCCGAACCTCCAACAATAGACTGCATAATCAGAAGAAGGGAGCGTCGATCCAACTGTGATCGTTGTTCCCGAAACAGAAACAAAATTCGTGTCTTGAGAAGACCCTGCTATCAAGTATGAATTGGGAAGTCTTTTTGGATATTGCAAACCAAGATATAACGTCTGCGAGTAATACCAGGGCGTACTGTTATCATCCTGATCTTTGAACATAATCATTGTGTCATGGACTGTCGGGTCCCAATTCAACGTAAAGGTTGAAGAACTACCATCGTGCGTATGGTTTAAGACTTGAAAGAACTCAGAGGGCGTTACAGTC